CATCTCAGTCAGGCCGCCAATGTTTCCAAACGCAACGTCTCTGATGATCGCCTGCGTCGCGGCCGGCACGGTGTAGATCGTTGCCTTGGCCGCTGCGAGTTGCCCATCGGCGAGAAGTTTTGGAGTCGTTGGCACTTAAAGGTCCATCCATGTCAGCACAGAATCTCCAGTTCCGCCGGAGCCAGGATCGCCTTGATCTCCCTTGTCCCCTTTATCCCCCTTGTCGCCTTTCGTTCCCAGCAACGTCGTGCAAGTCACCGTCGCCGGTTCCGCCGCATCCGCCACCGCCGTCCCCATCTGCTGCACCATCCTGTGCAACGCCTGCTGATCTCTCTCCCTTCCAAGCCTCAGAGCATTCCACCACGTCCCCACGCCCGGCAACTTCATCATCGCTTCCGGCGGCTCCGGCAGCGGCGCCAGGTGCAGCTCAATGAGCTGGTCCCTCCGCAGCTTCAGCCGGGAGAGCTTCAGGTCTTTGGTTGTCTCTGGCATAACTACGGGCTGTCATGCTGCCCCCAGCCCTTGATGAGCTTGTGCAGCGCACTGAACATCCCGCCTCCGCCAATCCCTGTCACGCGGAACCTTGCGCTGATGTACTTCCCCCTCACCCACGTCGGGAAGTGAAACCCGTCGTCCGGCCTGGTGTGATCTGCGGCGTGCTGCGCGGCGGACTTCTCCGTCTGACACTCGAATTCCAGCGGCCTCACTGGCTTCCACGTCATGCAGGAGGGTTGGTTTCCGAACGCCACGTCGCATTCCAGAGGGCTTGGCGTACTCTGCGGCAGCGGTTCTGCCTCCACCGTGACCCGCTTCACCATCTTCTCGTCGTGGTTGCGGTAGGACTCTGCGCCTTCTTGGAACACAGTGTCGTAGCCTTCCTGGACGTAGCAGGCGGAGTCGCATGTGTAAAGCGGCGGGTCTAAATAGACGCACGCATTCTCAACGCAGCAAACCTGCACATCAACGCCGCATCCTCCGCCTTCAATAAAGTCGTTGATCGTCGGGCCGAGCGCCCCAGTGGACAGGAACTTTATTCTCCCGTTCGGGAGATCGACTTCAAAATCCACGCCTTCGATTAAGGCTGCGCCCGCACCTTCGTATGTGTCACAGTATGCGTAAGGCATAACTCAAGGCAGCGTCGGTCTGTTTCCCGCACCGGAGTTGTAAAGAAACTGCCCGTCAGAATCGCTCAAGATTCCAGCGTAGATCCCTACTTCGTCCACGTTTGCATCCCCAAGAGGAGAGCCTACAAACTGGATATTCAGTGCTGGAATCGCAAAAGGAGTCATCGCATTTACTCCATCCTGTGTAGTCCCTTCGTTAATCTTACAATGGATTTTGTCATCTGCCGGGTCAATCCACATTCGTATAAACATGAATGTATTCATCACCACACCAGAAAACAATGCCTGAGACGACGCTCCAAGTGATGTTTGACTTTCAGCGTAAAGATTTCCGTCGGCAGCAGCCAGCAATCTAAACTTCACATTTCCTGCGCCAAACAGACCAAACCCGCACGTACCTTGGTTGCCTGGGTCCGACAGCGCGGAGCCTGTGAATAGGAACCATCCAGCCATTGTGATTCCAGTTGAGTAAACCCATAAGTTAGTGATGCCATTTTTAACCAGGATGCCACCAGAGTACGGCACCGAAGCACCGTTGATTATGCCAGCGGCAGTGGGGACTGCTCCTACTGACTCATCCACGTCGTTTATTCCGAACGAATCGAATCTGGTCCCGGACGCTTCATCCATCGTCCAATACGCTATTGGTGACTGCATCTCGAAGAAGCCTGGCACGGTTCTTCTTTGCGTGACCGTGATGGTCCTGCAACCTCTGACGCCCAGGTCTATCCATTGGTCTAAGACAATCGCTGGCATGGTTCACGATGGTTAGACGATTTCTTTCAGTCCTTGGGCGCTATGCTGGATCGCAATCGCCTTGCTGGAGGTGAACACAACATCCCAAGGAGCGTCAAAGCCTCCTTTCAAGACAAATGAGTCATCCGCAGGGTTGATGACTGCGATTTGGTTTCCGATGAAATCCGCCGCGTAGAGCAATCCGTTGTTCGGGTTCAGCCTGATATTCCAGACATCAATCGCCGTTACTAGATCAATGGCCGTTCCAACAATGTTGGAGCTAGCGTCCAATTTCAGGATCAAGTTGCTTCGATTGGCGCAGTAGTGCTTGTTGCTCGATGCAACGAAAGCGAATCCGTAGATTCTCTTGGTGTTCGCGTTGGAGCCGATAACCGGGTATCCACCTCCTGATTCTACAAAGACTGCGGCATTCGTCCTTCGTATAACTCCATCGTTGTAACTGTCGTCGTCCACGTACTGCCAATCCGTAGTGCTTGGATGAGGAGCCAGAGTTCCCCATCTACTCGCAGTGTTGGAGCGCGTCCATACGTTTCCAGGAAGATTGTCTGGGTCGAATATAATCCATACCCCGCCGTTGCTGCCGCCAGTTTGTGTGATGTGAAAAGCTAGTTGAACGTCGTTGCTACGTAAATTTCGTATGACATGGTTGCACATGTAACCCTGAGTGGATGGGGTGATCAACTGCGCCAAGACGCCTATTGTCTGCTCAAAAGCCAGATTGTCAGGATTAAGCTTGTAGATATACTTGTCGTTGGTTGGGCTTGTATTTCCAGGTGGAGCGTTGAAATTAGGAGAGTAAGTAACCCACAGCTTGTCCCGTACGGCGTCGTATTCAATGTAGCTATCGGAGAGCGTCGGGCCTGCGTATTGCACTTCATTTTCTTTGGCCAACGTAGTCTCATTGAACTTGAAGACTCTGCCGCCTCGCACGGCGAAAATCTTTCCGCGAGTCGGATCGTAAACTGCTGAATGTAGTGGCATATCTTCGGCTTCTGGTTGCGGCGGTTCCGGCGTAGATTCAGCCGTGAACTCAATCGTAGCACACGGCGCAGGCTGGAACGCCAGCCTCTCCCTGTAGTAGATGTCATCCTCAGCCTGCTTCAAGGTAAAATCCGTGGCGCTCGCCATGATTAACGTGTCCGGCGCCGCGCAATCCCGGCAGAAGTCGTCCAGGGTTTTGCCTTGTAGCCGAGCGCAGATGGAATCTGGATGAACCGGCAGGTCCGCGTCCTCGGTCGGGTTTCGCATGTAGAGCGGCGGATTAACGACTTCCTCCGCGTTTCCTGGGCAGATTGGGCCGTCCCTTGGCCCGATGGCCACCTGCGTTCCGCGCTCGCAAACTCCAAGGTCTTCCAGCCACTGCCCAAACGTCGGCCGCAGCTCCTTGCGGAACGTCTGGAACGCCGTGAAGCCGTGGTCCACAAGATCTGCCGTCGAGAACTTAAGGTTGAACCGCAGCGTCACGTCAGGGCAGGCATTATCGCCGCTCGGCCAGGAGAGGTACGCCTCCTTCGTCCTCTCGTTGTAGCCGCCCGTAACGAGATTGCACATCTCCTCGTTGATTCGCTCGTAGGTCGCATCGTCCTCAGTGATGCCCAGGAAGATCATCCCGCAGGCTTTCGTAATCCACGGCACCATCACAGGCCGCGTATCGAACTGTGTGAAAGCCCAGAGGTCGCTCTCCCCGAGGTACAGGTGCATGTCTCCGGCATTGATGAGGCTGAACTTGTACTTCAGGGCATCGCCCGTAGATTGACTACCGGTATAAATCCTCTCGAAGTTGAACACGTCCTCGCCGCCGACTAGGCTCACGCGGATCATGCTTTTGTCCGTGTAGAAGATGAGCCAGTTCCCCAGCGGTGCGGCGTTCAGGATGGTTTCGCCCACACCAATCGTCCCGAAGCCCGCCTCGCTGGTGTCGCTCTCGATGAAGGAGTTCGGATCTTCAAAGTCCGACCACCTCACGTCGCCGCCCTTGCGTTCCCCGTTCTCCTCGTAATCCCAGATGAAGAGGAAGCCCTTCCATTCGATAGCCCCTCCTGCTCTCGTTATGCCAAGAGCAAGGAGGTCTGTAATCGGCTGCATCGCCTGCTGGCTGCACTCATTCGGGTCCGAACCCAGCAGGTAAATGAGCACCGGATCGAAGTTGTTCGAGAAGATGAGGTACGACCCGAATCTGGCAAAGATCCCCCTCACCGAGTTACAAGTGCATTGCAGCGCCGTGTAGCTGGAGTTCCCGAGGCCATCAGCGAGGATTCGCCAACTGCCGGAACTCTGGTTATATTCGTACACCCGGCTCATCGTCGCCGCGAAAAGTTTCCTTCCGGTCGAGAGCACCAGTTCCCCGAGAGCAGTTATGGCCTCGCGGCATCCCGGCCGGAAGAAAGTGTCGTCCCCGCAGTAGATGTAGTCGTAGGCGAACTCCGGGGAGTAAACTGGGAAGGAGTAGCCGTAGGGGTAGCTCTCAATGTCCTGCTCGGGAATGAACGTGGGGCATGAGGCGTAGAGGTACGAGAACGGGAAGTAAAACGGGTACCCAGTGTTGCAGGCCCCAGGAATCGGAGTATGGAAAACGTATGGATACCCCACGAATGGGTAGAAGATGTCGCAGCCACCGTAGCTCTCACCGTAGTCCGGGTAGTAGGCTGGGCAGTACGGCCCGGCCGCAGGAGGAAACACGTCATGCGCCGGGATCGTTGTCGCCGGATACTGGTAGGGATAACCGAGACCACTCTGATCCCCGCCGCCCATCGCGTGACCCACGTAGGAGCCGTAGTAGGACTGGAGGTCGATGAGTTGGTCGTGGAGGTCCGCGTTCCCGTATGGCTCGTCATCCGCAAACAATCGTCTCCAGCCACCGCCTCGCTGTCGATTTCGTGTGGCGCGGGCGACCGCATTTTTGACCAAACGATAGTTACCAGCGCCAACCTCATCGTTTGACGACAGCGAATCAAAGACACCAACCGTGCCCTTGATCGTGACGTTCTTGAAGTCGGCGGAAGCCATTTTTCACGTCTTCACAAATGGGTAGAGCACAGTGCAAGGATGCACCACATTGAACGGCTGCCCGCCACCCGTATCCTCAATCGGGTCTGTCCTGTACTGAGCGCCGGCCCCAAGTGACACATTCAGCCCACCGGCAGCGACTCGACCAAAGATCTCCGTCATCGGCGCCTTTGGCGGATGGTTGTGGGCGACTAACTCGTTCACCGTCTGCGTGTGGCTTTCCTCCCCAACATCCGGCGCGTTGATGTCTCGGAACGTCAGGCCGGTTCCGCTGCCAGCGCCAATCGGCGAGCGCCCCTGAATGTCTGGCACGTTGAACGTCGTGCTACCGTTGCCTGCGCCGTACCGGGTTCCGATGGCGCTGAACAGGGCTGCGTAAGTGGTCCGTGAAACTGCCTGGCCGTTCGCCAATAGCCATGCGTCTCCAGCGTTAGCTGAGGCGCTGTACATGACGAAACCGGGAGGAAGCAAGAAGCTGGCAATCTCCGTCTTCGCGGTGGTCGAGATCGATCCATCAGAGTCAAGAAACCAAGAAAAAAAGTCGCATAGCAACTGAGCGATGCCGAAGAATTTTGAAACTTTTACACACAGATCTGACTGCGCTGTCGGTACGGCATCGCAAAAATTCGAGGGCGTGGAAGGTGAGGGCATCGTTATGGGGCGTATGCTGGTGTTGGATACAACGAATGAGCATCGGCCATGAGTTGTTCCACCCCAGCCGAACAATCTCGCTTCGCCTCCGTGTCATGCTCATCCCCATAGCGGTAGCGAATCGTCCGCAGATTAACCGTGTAGGCATCAAAGTAGAACTTAGATGTCCCGGTGTCCTTCTCCTTCATGGCGACCTTGTGCTCGACGTAGTTGGTCACAGCCTCGCGGAGCTGCTGGTCTACCAGAACAAGATCGTTGTCGTTCCACTTCCGATTCACGCCCTGCCACTGGAGGAGAAGGTTGTAGCCGCAGGGGAACCTCGGAGCCGCGTAGACTTTGTAGTCCGGGCCGACTGCAAAGATCCTATCGTCATCATCAAGCCCCCTGAACTTACAGTCATCCTCCGGCTCCGTGAGTAGGTAAGGCGGGCCACAGGCTTCGTCTCCCTCCAACCAGTAGTTACAGTACGGGCTGTCGTAGATTTGGTGCGATGGAGGATCTTTGGCGTTACAGAGGACGCACCTCTGCCGCTCCATCCAGCAGTCCACGGCGGCCACCGATGTCCGCTGGTAGTAGAGCTTCCGGCAGTCCTTGCCCGGCTTGTAGGCGAAAAGCTGCGTCACCTTGCCCACCGGACCTTGGAAGATCGAAGCCGCGCAGAACTCGTTCACGTCCGCCTTGCCAAAGAGCATGACGTTCATCGAGCGGAAACCTTCGATGAGAGTCTGGATGTCCGACAGCGCATTGCCCACCTGGTCCCTGAAGTATGGCGCTAACTGCTCCGCCAAATCCTCCGGCGCCACGAGTTCCTGCACTGTGGAACGAAAGGTGTCGAAGGGTTGGTATTCGATGGGCATTACTTCTTGGGCTCACTGATATTCGCCACTGGCGGCGTGAGGAACTGCGTCGGACTCGGAATCTGAATCGGGTCTGGCATCGGCGTGTCCTGCCTCCCGTTGAGCACTGTCCCATCCCTGCCCCTCTGCGGCTGGGCAAACATCCCATTGCGCCGTCCGCCAGGATTAGCGACGACCTCCACAGCACGCCGATCTTGGGGGAGCGGGATTGCTTTGAGTTCGTGCCGCTGATGCTGAAGCGGCTTCGAGCTGCCTTGCAAGAAACTCTCGGTCTCCTTTTTTTTTACCTCCACGTCGTACTCTTCCTTGGTGATACCGATGACGCCGCCGCGCTGCTTGGCGATGCACTTGTCGAGTTCGTGGATGAGGCTCTGGTCCTCCGTCGCAAGGAAGTCGAACCGGAAGGGTTGGCCGAAGATGAGGATGGCCTGCTCTGCAATCTCCTTACGGTAATATTTCATGGGCGCGATTTGATAACCAAAAGCCCCGAAGTTGCAAGGAGCAACTCCGGGGCGTGAGCACGAGCCGCCAAAGATTACTCGTATAAATCCGAGTATGGGTAATGGGCCACATCACCCTCTGGGATATTGTCGTTGAAGTTCTCGATGATCGCACTGTTCGCTGGGCATTCCACCACGGCGGTCCACATGAGCGAGTTCAAGGAAATCTCCTGTGTCGGGTTTTCCATCACGCAGGCGTAATCGGTATCCACCTTGGCCAGTGCCTCGATCTCGCCCGTGCGATGCACCTTGCGGTTGGAGCTGAGGATGCCCGGGTAGATCCCGGTGAAGTCGAGAATCCACAGGAAGCGGCCAGTGCTCTGGATGCCCTCGTCGTTAGCAGCCGATGCGAAGTCATCGAAGAACGGGTGCGTCACGATGCGGATCGTCACGATGGGGTACTGGAGCTTGTACTCGTCGTAGTTGAAGCCCAGCTTGCCCATCTGGCCCATCATCACCTGCTTGGTGTCGATGACGAATCGGGCTAGACCCTCGCTCCTGGTGTTGTAGTAGCGGATCATGCCGCGTTGGAACTGTTGCGCAGTGAAGCTGTCGGTGAAGATCTCGATGACATCGTTCGGGATGCCCTGGTCTCCGCGCGCCCGGTAGATGTCGTAGATGATCTGCTCGAAAAGCTCGATGAGGTTGAGTGTGTTGTTTTGCAGGTCGAACACCCTGCCGCATTCGGCGAGTTGCTCGTACACGCCAATCGCATTGGCGCGGCGCCCGACGCAGCGGCCTTCTCCTGGGAGGTAAAGTCCCTGAGTCGAGTTCGAGAACGTGACTATATCATCAAGAGATCGGTAGGTGTTCAACGTCTGGTTGGCACTGATCCGCTTGTTCCAGAAGAATGAGTTGACCCACTCCCGCTGCTGAATCATTCCGAGCTGTCGATTCCGCTCGGCCGCATCGACATTGCCGAAGAGTCGGAAGTACTCATTGCCCTCCCTCAGCCGATTGAACCAGTGCTCGTAGAGCTGGTCCGTACACATCGTGTGCCGGCTTACCTGCCACCAGAACGGAACGTGCTTCCGGTCGTTCAGCGCCGGCCGATTGTAGCACCAGCGTTCCACGTCCTGAACATTGTTGGTGCCGCGCACGAGGAAGGCCGCCGCGAGTGGTGAACCGCCAGTGAAACCAGTGAAGGCCGCCTTGGCTACCCAGCCAAGCGTGGAATTCTCTGCGGTAGCGGTGACGAGAATCGTGTCGTTGCCGCCGAATGTGGAAGTCTGAGCAGAGACCACGACGAACGAGCCGCGCAGCGCCGTGCCGGCCGACGTGCGAGCCATGACGAAGATCCGCATTCCCAGTACAAACCACCGCACGTCCAGCGGGATGTTGGTGCGGCTCCGCACATGGATGACATAGGTGCTTCCAGCCGAGTTGAACAGGTTCACCACGCTCCAATACTCCGCGTTTATGACGCTCCTTTGGTAGGCCAGAACGAAAGGATCCACCTCCGAGTTGCCGGGGCCAAGGGAGTTCGGCTTGATCGGTTTGTTCATCAGCCGCTTGTTCGACATCAGGAAGTCGTAGAGCCCGTTCTGTTTGGCGCCACACGCCTTGATTTCAAACTGCGTGGCTAGGAGGGCTTTGAGATCCCGAAAGTCGGAACCGTCGGTGAAGATAGAAGCCAATTCGTCGGCTTCTGCGGTAAACACATCGCAGCTAGTTACTGCGCCGCACTCATTGATGTTGTTCCCGATTGCCGGGAGACATTTCTCGAAGATATTTGCGCTGACAGCCATTGTGCATCGTAGCTGGGCCTGCGGAATTGCAGGTTAACAGCCGTGCATCAATGTCCCATTTGTCAACGGCCAAAGAGGATTTTTCCTGTTTTGCCCCACAGGTCGTCGAATGGGGTCTTCTTTCCTTCACCCTGAGTGTCGATCTTTGCGCCACTACCGACCGATGGAGACACCGGCTTTGTATCTGTGGTTGTGGTGGTTTCCTCTTTCTTCGTCTCGGTCGTTTTAGTCACATCCGACTTCTGAGCTTCCTTTGTGGTTTCCCCGTTCTTCGACTCCTTCGGGACATAGCCGAGTGCCGCCGCCACTTTTTTCCCGCGTTCCCGCTCTTTTTGGATGCGGTCTTTGACCTCGATTACCTTGTCCGCGACCATCTCAGAGATGAGGTGATCGGCCGTGAGGTACCATCTGCGCGCCTGCTGGGCCGGAGGCAGCTTCACGAACTCATTGCGTGAGGCGAAAATCCTTCCCCTGTCATCCGCCTGCCCGGCGTACTGCGCCTCCTTGTCGTAGAGGTAATCCAACCACTCCTTGTGGTCCCTGTTGTTTTTATGGTCGAAGGAGATTCGCTGCTGCGGGTCATCCACGAGGACTGCGGTTTCTATACGAGGCGCCAAGGCATTGAGAGCCTCGACCAAAGCATCGGCAGTGATTGGATCGTTGTCCTGTAACTTGGCGAATCCCTGCGGATCCTTGACGATCAGCTCGTGCGCTGTCTCGTCCACGTTCTTGGCAAGTAGCATGGCGACTGTGTTCACCGTCTGCGCTGCGGCGCCGGAGAGTTCACGTTTGGCCTCCCGTTCCTCAATGGCCTTCTGCTTCTCTTCGAGCTTCGAGACCTTCTGCGCAGCCTTGCGCTCGGCGATCATGTCGGCGCGAGCGTCAACAAACTCGTCGTCCGACCAAGGCCGCTCTATTGAGGCGTAGAATTCATTGTGGTCCTCGCCGGCGGGATCGAACACTTTGCCTGGGTTAGCCTGCTCCCAGCGCCGGGCGTAGTCCTCCACGCGGGCGTGCTCTGCCAGTATCTTCTGCGGCGCGTCCTTGTACCTGGCGTCAATCGTCGCGAGGTGCTTGGCGATCTCGTAATCCCGCTTATAGTCGTCCTGAAGGCTGTCTTCCGGGCTCTCTGTCTTGGTCTGCTGCGCAGAACCCTTCGGCATGGCCGCCGTAACCGCCGCAGAGGCCGCTGCTGCCGCCGTTTCACCCATGATCCGCATGTGGTCGGCCGTGGTTGGCTCCACCTTCTTCTTCGTGACCACCGTTTTCTGGTCTTTCGTCTCAGTCTTGGCCACCTTCGTCTCAGTTTTCTCCTCTTTCGCCTCAGTTTTGACCTCTTCCTTGGCCTTTTCAGTGGTTTTCGTTCCATCCTTAGCCCTGAACTTGAGGTTCTGCGAGAGTAGGTCAGCCAGCCCTGAGAGGGGTTTGGTTTCCGTCTTCTCCCCATCTTTTGCGGTGGTCTCAGCGGTTTTCTCGGTCTTCGCTTCTGTCTCGTTACTCTTCTCGCCCTCTTTGGCCTCGGTCTTCTTGGTCCGCCGACTGAGCATCACGCTCATCTTGTGATTCGGGTCATCCTCGGGCGCCATCGGCTTTTCAACCGGAATGTCAAAGCCAGGCCGGTAGGCCCTTGTCGGTGCCTTCTCCGTGGTCTGGGTCGTTTCGGCGGTTTTTGTCTCTTCAGTGGTCGTGGTGGTGTCTGGTGGCATGGTGGTGCGTGCGTTATGGGCGTGGCTCCAGCTTTGCTGTGAACCATTCCACGTCTTTGGCTTCGATCTCTTCGATGATGTCGAGGGTTCTGCTGTAGTCGGCCGCTTTTCGGACGGCGGACTTCGTGTCGTCCTGGGCGATGTCGCTCAGATCACTGTAAAGCCCGGCATTCATGGCGTTTACCTGCTGCTCTGAGGCGTGTGCGCCGATGATGTGCTTGAGCAGAAGGAATCCCGGGTGAGCAAACAGCTCAGCGAGCCGCTTTCGCTGTTCCTCACTCACTGAGGCCCGGCTGAAAATGATGGTCTGGCGTGGTTGACTCATGGGTTTACTCCCATCATGTCGCTACTTGGAGCGGGCTGAATGGCTGCCGTCATGGCACCTTCCAGTCCTTCAAGCCGCTGATTCAACGTCGCCAGTGCCGCGCCGAACTGCTCAATCTGTTGTTGTTGTACCTGATTCGTCTGGCTTTGCTGGGCCACGCCTTCTGCCACGGTGCTGAGCTGCTCACTGACTTGCTGGCCGGCCTGCTGTAGGGCTTGCGAAACGATCTGCACAGTCTGCTGCCCTGCGGCTTCGAGAGTTTTCTGCTGCGCCTCGTCCATCGCGCCCTTCACCTGTTCGGAGAACTTCGTCAGCATCTCACCGAGTTGCCCGGCCTGTTCTTCCTGCGAGGCATTCGGGTCGATGTTCTTGCCCTTCAGCCGAAACTCTTTTGGTAGTCCAAGGGCAATGACCATCTCATTCAACATCTGGACTAGCTGCACTGGCCCAACCGACTGGATGAGCACAGGATTGTTGGCGATGGCCACGAAAATCTTGCTCATCGCATCCGCAATCGCCGGGTTGTCGATTCGGTTATTCGCATCCCGAGTCGAGGCGAAGGCTTCGAGTTGCAGGGAGGACTTCGATCCCTTCACGGTTCGCATCGGATCGGGATCGTTCGGGTCCACGCCCTCATCCTGGATCGTAAATCCAAGTTTCTCCATGAGCTTTTTGAACTCGGCCTCAGTGGCGGCGAAGGAAGAGGAAACACCCACCGTAATGCTGTCATCCGCATGCGCCATCGTGGCGTCGTAAATCGCACACTTCTTGGCGTAGACCGCATCGTCGATAAAAGAGCCAGTGAGTTGCACCCGGTTTGAGACGTACTGCTGGATGATTCGGCTCTCCGTCGCACTCTGCTCGTGAGTCGCCGGCTGACCGAGTTCCTGAGAGGAGAACTGGAGCACCCTCTCCAGCATGTCGAGCACCCCTGAAATCAGCGCCGCAAGTTCGGCTGTGTTGTGATGCGTAAGCTGCGGCGTGAAGAACGCCTCACGCTGGTTTTCGTTCAGCCTATACCGCTCGGTGGCAGAGAATGGGATGTACTGCCGGCCGCTGAAAGTTTTATTCCCAAGGTTCCGAAGCTCCTTCACCGCCTCCTCTGGCACCTTATCCTTGTCGTAGAACACCGGGTTCCGAAGGTTCTCTCGAACCGCCATGATCCACTGGCTGAAAAGATTCCCGATGTGATCCTGGAAGGGCAGTGCCTCCAAGGCCAGTGAGTTGAACCGGCTCTTGTTGAAGTCCGCGTCGTAGGCGGAGGTCGGGAGCTTATCAAAAGAGAGTGGCTCCGCGTAGAGCACCGCGTTGTCGCTGGCGAAGACAAAGCGAAACCACACCGGGTACTGATAGGTTCCTAGGCCCCATTCCTTCGGGATAATCCTCTGGAAATGCTGCGTCTTAAGAGCGGCAGCATCGTAGTCGTTCGACATGTAGTACGTGCTCGCAAGTTCTGACTCTCGATCCAGTGGTCCGGCGCCGCCGATGCCCCTCTTCGTAAGGTCTGGGAACCTCATTGCGCACGGAAAGACCTGCTCCAGGAAATCATTAGCGCCAGTGTCAAACCAGCCGACGGAGCCGAACGAAACCTTGTCCTTGTTCCAGTAGAGCGGATGGTTCTTAATTGATCCGTACCGGCACAGCTCCCAGTAACCAGCGAACTCGCAACCCGTGTTCGAGTTCAGCGAAGAGAGCCGGTGGTAGAGGTCGTAGTAAACACGACTTGGGTGAGGCAGGTTGAAACGAAGCCCCTCCCGGACGATCTTCTTCTCACCCTTCTCGTCCTCTTGATTTTCGACGAACCATGCCTCCCTCGGGAACTCGATGCAGAATCCGTAGTGGAGCGTTTGGAGGATGTGCTGCCGCAGGTCCGCCTTGTAATCGAACTGCGTGGATTGCTTCTGAACGAGCTGAGTCAGGATTTCGCAACGCGCTCGATTCTCTTTCGTGAATTGCACTGGCTCGTACTTGAGGAGTGGAACAAGATCCCGCTCATTGAAAAGCTTCGCCCAGCGGATCGTTACGTAGGCGATGACTAAGGGGACGAAGATGTTCGTGAAGACTGGCAGGTTGATGAGCTTCTTTGGCTTCCCGGATGCAGCATCGCAGCAAACCTTGCCGTCGGCTCCGATCTCATCTGGCAGCATGTGGGCCAGCCCCCAGGAGTTCACCGTATCCAGCACTGCCTTGTCGTCAGGCTTCGAGGAAAGAAGTCCCCTGAGCTGCGTGAAAGAAATCTGGTAGAAGTCCGTGTCCCTTGCCCAGTCGAGCGCGCGGAAGAGCCGATAATCCCTTCGATTTCGATCAATGCCGGCGCGGATCGAATCCCGCACCTGATCGCAGAGCTTCTTCACCATCGGCTTCTTCTCCGCGAAACCGTCCTCGATGGTGAACATCGGCTTCAGACTCTTCGGGTCTAACCCGTGCTCCTTGATGAGGCGTTGGTAGGGAACGGCCATTTACAAACCCACCATTTCCACTGAAAGCGCACCAAAAGCAGAGCCTTTTACTCCGTGAAAGTTTTTCCCAATCAGCACGCCCTTCACTTCACATCGGCCGCCGCCGCGATTCTCGTCAGCTTGGATGTGAATTATCTTGTTCGTTGCAGATCGAAAACGGAATGCGCTCAAATTCAGTTGTTCAATGTTTAGGACCAGCGGCAGCCCATTCTCCAGCAGGTAAAGCTCAACAGCTTTTGCGAAGTCGTTATAGTCTGGATCGCCAACGAACACAGTCGAAATCCCTCCCTCTGGCAGTGCGTCGATCAGTTCCACAAGAGACAACTCCTGTCCCTCAAGGTCAAATTCTATTGCGGTTTTATCATCCATACCTACCGCTCAGTATTTAACCTGCACCGCCGGCTTGGATTTTGGTGATGGAGCTTCTTCGGCCTCGACGGCTGCTTCCTCAGTCGGAGTTTCCGCGCCTTCCGTCTCGTTCGTCACCTCGGCGACACGAAACGTGGATGTTGCGGGGTCGGATGCGATTTGCTCGATGCGAAGAGCGACTCGGTACTGAGCGCCATTCTTCCAGGCAGTCACCATCTGGTCCACTGCTTCGTCACTTCGGTCGAGAATAAGTGTTGAGGCCATAATTTTTGCTTTCAGTTCGCAGCGCAGCATCGCATGAGGCCGCGTCTAACATTGTTAAATTCACGTTTTATCTCACCCGCCCGCACAGAGATCCTCGCGATACGTTCTGAATCCGGAGCGTCCTTCAGCGCCTCTTCTGCTAGCTTGTCTACCATCAAGGACCATTGCGACCAGAGCTTGTTAGCTAGCGCCTTCGCCTCAACGTGCTGAGCGCAACTCATCTTGTCATCTTCTACGTAGTAGTGGCTGGCCATGATTTATCGTTGTAGTCCGAAGGAAGTCATGCACCCTTTCTGGGAATGATCAAGACCAATGAGCGGGGTTTCGTTTACGACGACGCCAAGGCCGCAATGTGGCTTCCACCGGTCAATCCCAAGCAGTTCGAGGTTTTCAACGACTTCCACAGGTATCTTCTGGTGCATGGCCCGCGCATGAGCAGCAAGACCTGGGGCATTCTCCACTGGACACTGCGTCATGCCTTTGACGTTAACGGGTCAATGTTCGGAATCGTTTGCAAGACGATCAAAAACGCGAAGGCGTCTGGGGTCTGGACGCTCCTCTGCAATGTGATGCTGCCGTTCTGGGAGAAAGGTATCCCGCCCGAACGATGGGAGTCGTGGATGCCAGAGATGTGGAAGCACGGCTGCCCTGGCTTCAAAGTAGTCGAAGGCCCGAAGACCACGGGCGACACCAAGATGTCGTTCGTCCGGATTCGCAACCGCCACGGATCGATCTCTGAGATTCAGTGTCACTCCCTGGAACACGCTTCTGAGGTGGAGGCAAAATTCAAGGGGCCGTTTTACTCCGGCTTCTGGCTCTCGGAGTTCGATCAGTATTGCGACCGTCACGCCTTCGACATCTTCTGCGACGCTCTGCGAATGCCAGGCGTCCCGTACGAGCAGCACAAAATTATCTGCGACTGCAACCCGCCAGAGAGCGGCCCGAACAACTGGATGCACGATCTCTGGTTCAAGTTCCTCGATGCGCCAGCTCCCGAGGACGAGCCAGAGGCCGACAAGATTTTCCGCGAGGGCCTTCACAAGATCCTCGTGATGATCGAGGATAACCCTCAACTCGACTCACGCCAGAGAGACGAACTCTACGCGAGGTACCGAAAGCGCGTGACGCTGTTCAATCGCTACTGCAAGGGCATCTGGGAACAGGACATCACAGATGGATTCTTCTCGGACGTTTACGACGAGGGGATTCACATTTTAGGTAAGTGTGATGGGCCACCAGAAGAACGCAGCGCCATCGTTCCGACGCCGGCCTGCAAGGTTCTTCTCAGCGGTTGGGATGCTGGCCTCTCCAAGAATCACTCGTTCCACATCGTCGAGAAGATCGTCAACGAAGTAGAGCAGGAAGGGATGAGGCGAAAGCTAGTCTCCTTCGCAGCCCTCGACGAGTTCGTCATCATCGCCACCTACATGTCGATCAAGGAATTCACCTGGGAGTGCCTCCGCAAAATCAAGTTCTGGACCGACTGGCAACTCAAGCACCACAACGTCGTCATCAAGTGGCGGCACTGGTCGGACACCGATGCGTTCGAGAGGCGCGCGGCGGCGGATCGAACCACAGCCTCCATTGTGTTTGAAGCATCTGGAGGGCAGATCGACCTCGCTGGCGCTCCCAAGTACAAGAACGGCCCCCGTGAACGGGTTCAGCTTTTATGGCAACTCCTCTACGAAAAGCGCGCCTTTATCTCCGCTCAACTCACGGCAACGCGCACCATGATCGCAAATCTCAGGGAGGGCACCGGCAGCGACTACGTGAAGAAGGATCGCCACAAGCACCCTTTCGATTCGCTCACCTACCCAATGATCGCAGAGGCCCCGGCCGACATGGTTAAGAGCGCGGAGTTGACGACAGCGAATAAGACGACTTCGGGGCTGGTGATTGCGGGAGTTT